GCAGTGTTGTTAAGCTTGAAGACGGAACGTACCAAATCAACCTAGAAGATGGCTTTCCTCATTACCTAATCGGTAACGCTGAAGTCATCGCTCCTACAACTGGTTCGGCTGTAGCTGATGGGTCTTTTGTCGTGGGTACAACCTACGTCATTAGCGATGTCGGTACAGGCGACACTGATTGGGAAGCCGCTGGCGTTGCTTCAGGTGTCACCCCTGCTGTGGGTGTTCCATTTGTTGCAATCTCAATTGGTGGAGCTGGATCAGGAGAAGCTTTAGCAGTAGCACCATCTCAGATTGTTTCTGTTCAAGTTGTGGGCAATCCTCAGACCACAATCGGGAATGGAATCATCATCATTCAATGTGTAGATGACGCTGGTGCGGTAGCTAACCCAGAACAGACTGCAACAGTTAACTTCTCATTCATGCTTAGAAACTCTACTTTAAAAGGTAAAGGCGAAGCGTAATGAACTTAGCTAAGATCATCATCGGTAGCATGGAGCCTAAAGGCGAAGACGTTATCGAAAAGAGTCAAAAAGAAATGATCCGAGATGAGCAAGAGCTTCTTGCGTCTCGGATGATCAAATGCTTTGAAGCAAAAGACGCAAGCGGTTTAGCCAACTACTTGTCATCTTTTTTCAAAGCATGTGAGATGGAAGAAAAACTCGAAGAAGATGAAGAAGGCGAATATTAATCGCCTCCTACGCGATTAGGGAAGGATAGCGCATGGCACTCGTGACCGTTGCAGACTTAAAAACTCAGGCACTTGATCGGGCTGACATGCGCTATTCCAACTATATCGCAAGCGATGAACTTACATCGCTGATAAACGCCTCAGCGCAAGAGCTGTACGATATTTTAACGGGCGTTTATGAAGACTACTACTTTTTAGAAACAAACTTTTCTATCGCTAACGGAGCAAGCACTTTCACGCTACCTGATGACTTCTATAAGTTAAGGGGTGTTGATGAAGTGATTAATAATCAGTTTCGAGTAACGGTTAAGCCGTATGAGTGGATCGAGCGTAACATGCTGATTCAGCCTAATGGTTTTAGAAACCTATTACTTAGCTGGATTCCTAAGATGACTCCGCTAGTAAACGATACAGATACATTTGATGGTATTAACGGATACGAGCAATACATTGTGAGTGATGTGGCTCGCAAGATCGTAATGAAGGAAGAAAGTGACGTACAACCTTTCTTGATCGAACTTGCAGCAGTTAAGCAACGGATCAATGACATGGCTAAAGACCGTAACGCTGGTGATTCTAGTCGAATCGGTGACGTTTACCGTCAAGATGCCTACATCATGTACGCATACCCTCAGCGGTTACGATACAGAATCCAAGGAAACGAACTTAAATTTTTAGAAACAAACTTTTACGGAAATGTCTATGCCTAGACAACCGTTAGTAAGATTCAATAACGGTAAGTACATCGATCAAAGGCAACAAGATTCCGTATCTGGAACGCTTGCTCCTATTCAAGATTCTCAAATTGTCTTTGGTAATCTAGTGACAGTTGATGTAGTTTCAGGTGATAATTTTATACAGCACAACCTTAATCGGCCCTACGTTTTATGGATTATTGCAGGAAATAATGCAAACGGTGTAGACCCGATAGAGATTGAGGACAACGACAATAAGTCGAGGATTTTGATTTTAAACTGTCAGGCCACAGCGAAGTTAAAGCTGTGGATAGCATAACGAGGTGATCTGATGCCTACTCCTTTTATGGTTTTTGTAATACCGACCCCAGGGCCTGGTGGAACGCCAGGGCCACAATGGGCGCAAGAAGTTAACACAGCACTTCAGACCATAGATGCCCATGATCACACCCCAGGGAAAGGTGTACCACTATCAATCGGGTCACTCGTCGTTAACCAAGATTTATCTTTTGCAAGCTTTGGGATCGTTGATCTAGGGAAGTTAGTTTTTACTTCAATAGGGTCACCTCTTACAGGCGCAAACATCATCAGCGTAGTAAACGGCGAACTTTTCTACAATGACGGATCAGGTAACCAAATCCAAATCACAGCAGGGGGGGGTCTAAATGCATCTTCGATTGGTGGTATCGGTGGGGATTACGTTGGTAGCGGCGCTTCTGTATTCTATACAAGTTCTATTCTAACCTTCTCATTCACTTCATCTACTGGAGTACCTGCCGCGATTAACGTGGGAGATATTTTGATTACGTCAAATGACGGAACCAACACGGTTACGCTTACAAATCCAAACAGTGGATCAAGCTATACTTTAAACCTTGGTGACGCGCTTCCTGCTTCTCAAGCTTTGGTTTCGGTTTCAAGCGGTGGAAATCTTACTTACCCCGTGATCGATACGGTATCTTTGAACGCTTCACCCGTATCAGTTAGGAACGTGCAAAATGAGATACGATTCTTGGCTAATGGCAGTTATCGCGTTGGTAACGGTGTTGACGGCAGCACTGTCCTTCCTTATAATTATCAAATAATAAACGTGTACGCTTCTTCTGATACTGTAGGAACATCGGGAACAACGGAGCTAGACATCGAGGTACAATCGTCGCCTGGTGGTACATGGACTTCTATTTTTTCAACAACTCCTAAGTTTACATCATCATCTGTTAGCGGTGCATATACGCAAGTGCTACCTGTTCCTCCTGCTCAAACGGGTGTAACGGCTCCTGTGATTTCAACCGCTACAATTACAGCAGGATCACGAATTAGAATGAACATTTTGCAAGCGATGGTAGGCGGTAAAGACGTAACTGTAGGCATACAGTTGAAAGTGAGTGCATAACATGAAATTTGAAGACGTACTCGGTGACATGAGAACAGGATCAAAGGCTACTTTGACAGACCTTGCAGGATTTTTTACATACGAAAGCGGTAAAATCTTTCAGATTAACGAAAAAGTTAAGAAAGAGTTTACACAGCTTGAAAACTACCTTGCATCAGACGGGTGGGAGTTAGTAGTTGAACCATCTAACTCTGAAACAGTAACGCTTACTCAGCTTAAATCAGCTTGGGATTCTGTTATTGTTCCAGACACTACTTTTGCAAACAACCAAACATCAGCTAAGTTTTTAGCTTTTGTTAAAGCGATAGGATTTTAATCATGGCAACTTATTCAAACGTGGTAACAGGTGGCAGTGTTGTAGACATAAGCTTAAGCTCTTTTACTGGCACTCAAGCCGTAACGTCTTTAACAACTAGCGCGAATGAGTTTAAGAGAGTTTATTTGTCAATGGAAAGCACTTCTGTAGCAGTGTCTGCAAGTCTTTCTTTGCAGATAACCAATGGAACAACAATTCAAATTGCATCAGTTAGCGCAAGTGCTGCTGGTGTCAATTCCGTAATTGGTGCTATTGGTGGTGGTTCATCTAACAACAGAATTGACGGGGGTTTGCTAATTTTTGAGATTCCTCCAAACACAACGGTTTCGCTTTTGGCAACTGGTTCGCAAAACGTTAGACTTCGTGGAACATACATAACTTACGCAATATGATTAATTGGCAAAACGTCAGCATTCCGCTTTATGGTGGTGTAGATACAAAGACCGATGAGGCTTTAGTATCGACGCAAAAACTATTAAAGTTAGAGAATGGCGTTTTCTCGGTTAAGGATCGACGTAATAAACGTACAGCAATCACTAAACGTAACGGGTACGATCAGAAGATTTCAAGTGGTGACATTCAATCAATCGCAAGCGCAAAGAAACAGCTCTTAAGCTTTGATGGTCAAAAGGGATACTCGTTCAGTGAGTCAACTGGTGAAAACGTAGACACTGGATTTATTGAGGTGTTGAAAACGACACAGCTAGACCTAAACAGACCATCGACGACCGCTGATGCTCCTGACTCCGTTGCAACAAACGGTGTACGCGCTGATATTTGCATATCTAACGGTGATTCTGTTCTTAGGTTCATTGATCAAGAGACTGGTAGCGTGATCAAACAGTATGACGGAATCACAGCGACCGCAATCAATCACAAACTATACGCTTGCGGTAACTATATCTTCTGGTTTTATGTAGAATCTAATGAACTTATTTTTAATCTTTTTAATTCTAACGATGTTAGTTCAATACTTCTTACACAATCTGTTTCAGCTACTCTTTCAGCTCCTTTGTACGATGTTTCGGGCGATACTCAAAAAATAGTTGTTTCATGGCCTGAGTCGGGTGGAATAAATGTAGCTTATTACACAAAAATTGGTGTTCAAGGATCGCCAATAGTTAACGGACTGCCTGCCCCAGTAACACTTGCTTACGTTGTCGGAACCAATGCAACTTGGATTGCGGTCAGATACTTAGAAAATACATCGTTTGGTGATTTAACTTACTTAGTTTGGATTGAAGACTCAGTAGACATTATAGCAGGGTCACTTTTAGAAAACTTCACAACTTCGCTTACACCTTTATCTATTTTCACTGGTTCAGGAAATGACCCCGTTAGATCAATAACTTTCACCTGGAATGGCGATCAAAGCATTCACATCTTTTACGATACGGGGCCAAGCGTAGGAAATGTTAGCGGTGTAGCTTTTTTTTGGATTGATCTACTTGGTAACGTAATTGGTGGGCCTGTTCCAGAGTGGGCTTTAGGATGCCAAGTGGCAAGCAAGTCATTCGTGCTTAACGGAATGCCACACGTTGCGGTATACCGCACCGATGGATCAACGGTACAAAATACGATCTATGTTTTGTATAACGATGGAAACGACAGAAACAATCGGTTTCAAGCGGCGAAAATAAACTACGGAATCGCTGGATCGCTAACAGCTTATAGCAGTCAGCGAGATGGAACAACCGCGCTTAGAGTTTTACCTGAAGCGCAAATCATAGGCACAACCGCGAACTTCCCTGTTTTGTTTACCACTAAGATTGGCGAACAGAACGAGGAATTAAGAACATTCACAGGCACTCAACTTGTAACGCTTGATTCTGACTTCCAAGATAGCTACATAAACGCGCCACTTGGTAAATCGCTTTTCATGGGTGGTGGTTTCTTGCATGAATACGATTCAAAAAAGTGGGTAGAAGCTGGTTTTCATTACTTTCCAGTTGTTAACAATGAATCAGTAACACATCCAGGTGGCAATATTGAGTCAGGAAATTACCTTTATTACGCTATCTATGTTTGGATTAATGAGAGTGGAGAAATTCAAAGGTCAGGCGCATCTATTCCGTTATCTGTAACGGTAGGAAACAATAACTCTATTGTCGAAGTAGACGTTACTACAATGACGATTAGTGAGAAGACTCGGTACTCACCGATCACAATTGAACTGTATCGATCACTAAAAAATCCTCCTGCTAATGCTCCTGCTTACAAGGTTGCTGAACTTGAAAACGATGAAACTGTTTACACCGTTACTCTGACTGATGATCAAGCAGATGCAACGATTGAGAATAACGAGATTTTATACACAACAGGGGGGGTGCTAGATAACATCGCCCCTAGCGGTGGTAACCTTGTCGATTCTTACAAAACAAGGTTAGTGATGAATGATCCTTTTGATTCAAATCTGACTTGGATCAGTCGCGAATACGTCCCAGGCCAGTCGGTTAACTTCTCTGATCTTTTGACGTTTAGAACAAACGATATTGGTGGGCCGATCACAGGATATAAACAGCTCGATGATAAGTTACTTATATTCAAAGAAAACTTGATATTCTTTACATCAGGCCAAGGCCCAAACAACACAGGTACAGACTTTGGGTTATTCCCTCCAGAGCTCGTCGCATCTGACACTGGATGCGATAACGCTTCATCGATTGTTTTAACCCCTGTGGGAGTTATGTTTAAGTCAGCAAAAGGCTTTTACATGATGAATAGATCACTACAACTTGAGTACATCGGATATGACGTTGAGATTTATAACTATCAATCAGTAACCGCAGCGACGATGGTCGAAGATCGAAACCAAGTGAGATTCTTAACAGATGCAGGGCTAACGATTGTTTACGATTACTTATATAATCAATGGTCTACTTTTACTAATCACGAGGGTAAAGACGCGGTGATGTGGAATGGTGTTTACACTTATCTTCGAAACGATGGAGCGGTATGGGCCGAAAACGACGGGTCATATCTAGATTTTAATACAAGCTTTAGACTTAAGATCGTTACCCCGTGGATAAAAGCTAACGGGCCACAGGATTACTTTAGGGTTAGACGATTCGCGCTACTTGGTAGGTACGCCTCTAGGCATATTCTACAAGTCGGACTCTCATACGATTACAGACCAGACGTACAACAGACCTACTATTTTGATACTCAGGAGCGACTCACTGGCCCTGCTGGTCAATACGGTAACGATGCGTTTTACGGTGAAACAACCCCATACGGCGGTGATGACGGTGCCGATGTGGTCTATCAATTTAGAGCTAGAACAGCTAGGCAGAAATGCGAATCGGTACAGCTTACAATTGAAGACATTCCGCAACCAACTAACGGACAAAGTTACGGAATCACCGATCTTAGCTTAGAATTAGGACTGAAATCAGGTATTAATAAACTAGGAGCGCGGAAGACCGTGCGAAGCAGTAACGGAGGATAAGATTATGGCGTTGCCAATGTTAGCAGCAGGAGCAGGATTAGGACTTTTTGGGGGTATAGCCTCTCAGTTTTTGGGTAAAGCTTTCGCCCCTACCATTGACGCGAATCAGTTTGTT